AAGGGGTGACAAACTGTCGCATGTATACAAATAACCTCTTGACACAGCCTAATTTATGTGTATAACTGCGGAGCAGGAGCAGGTTAGTTAAACATTTTAAGTTAAACTTAATAAATAATATAACTAATAAATAGTTAAACTATATAAAAAGTGTTTGGACATAGGTAAGTTTAACTTGACAGTTATACTATCCTCCTGTATACTAATTATTAATAACACAATATAAAGTAACAAACAATAAGTGTTATACTAAGGTATGTGTAGTAATCTATGTGTTACTCTTCCTCCATGTCTCCCTCCTCCTACATGTAGCAACTACACATACCACCTTTTAGGGTTGGACTATGTATAAGAACAAAGTAAGCATGTACTCTTCTGAGAATGTCATTGAAGAGTTTTACGATGCAATAGCTGACGGTGACAGTAAACGCATTAGACGTGTACACATTCCTAAGTCAGATGTATTCTATGTAAGGGAAGCATTGGAAGCTAGGCTAGGACAGAGGTTTACTCTAGACCATGTAGAGAGAGCTATGTACCTTGAGGGCTTCCTTACTAAACATGAAGTGTTAGACCCTAAAAGAAAAAGACCTGGTGTAGGATAAAAAGTGTTGACAAACGTTAAGCTGTGCGTACAACTATGTATATTAATGATAGTAACAGCTTGTCAAACCGTAACATATACAGCGTCATGCAGGGTGGGAGATACTGTATGCCAGAGAAACCAGAATGCACAAACACTCGCACTTATCGGTCACAAGGAAGCTGCCACTAAGCTTATGTGTATTGATCCTAGCTTTGTTGATGACTACGGTATCTGCACAGGAACAGACTCCACTAGATGATGGTATAACAAATAACACTACTACTACTACAGACAACGGCAACGACATTGAGGGTGACTTCTCTAACAACTACGAAGACTCAACTGTAGATTCAAACAATCAGAGTCAAGTCACAAACTACAACGGAGCAGGTTCATCACCAGGCAGCAGCCCTGTAATGTCCAGCATAGCTCCAACAGTAATGGGTGGGGGAGGTAACGACTCTTGCTTAATCCCGAAGACTAGAGGGTTACAATTAAATATAATTGGCCTGAGTCATGGTGAGATGCAGCAAGACCCTAATTGCAATCGCAGGAAGAATGCTAGATTGCTGGGGTTACCTCAACAGGTTGGAGGGCTAGGTTTACAGGTATCAGCCATCTCAGTGATGTGTCAGGATGCCACAGTGTTCAGGAGTATGATGTTAGCCAATACTCCATGTCCAATAAACGATGCACGTACTGGCAGACTGTTGATGGGCAGAAACGCTATAATGAAATACAGAGAAAACCCTGCATTGTTTGTTGTAGGTTACGAGTCGGATAAAGAGTTTTGGGATACCTTGTTAAGGGTAGGGGAGGAATACAATGAAGAGTTTGTCAAAGACACTACTACTAAGCGTAGCCTTAGTGACCAGTTCAGGTCTAGCAAACGCAGACCCGATAGTGGACCCAGGGCCACAGGACCCAGCACTAACAATGACGGGCCAGGAAAAGATTGACGCATTAATTAGCTCACTGGGTGCTATCAAGAACAGGGTGACGGACAACGGATACAATACAGTAGGTGCTGTAGGATATGCAGCATTAGGTGGTGTTGTTGTAGATGACGCATTTGATGACGGACTAATTACTCAGCAGGAGTTAGATGACTACCTAGATGCACACGCACTTGTAATAGGACACGACTACGAGACAGCTACTACAGCACAGCAGTTGTTCACACAAGAATACCAAGGTGCAATGAATGACTTGGATGAAGCTATAGACATACTCGTAGATGCTTCTACAGAGATACTAACAGCTACTGGCATAATGGAGACTGCTGCTACAGCAGACACATCACCAGAGCAGACTGCACTGCAAGGTATGATGGGTACAGATGAGTACAGCATAGACCAAGCAGAAGTAGATGCGTACAACCAAGCTGTAGCACAAGTGGAGAACTACGCACAGCAAGCTGGTGCATTCATGGCTGCAGCTAACAACACTGAGCTAACAGCTAGTATAGACAGCTACGCTACACAGAATACATTTGTAGTTGGTAACTACACAGCGATTACATACACACAGAACGTTGATGAGTTTGTAATTAACTGGGACGATGATGGGTTTGGCTCTGGTTGGCAGGGCTACCTAGAAGATGATATGAAAAGTGCTGCAGACATTTACGCTGCTGGTGAGTACGTAGAAGAGTACGGAACCATGCCTAACTAATGTCTATGGAGTTTAGCATAGGGGGTTTCAATGTCAAAGGCTGGATGGTTGCAGTGGCTCTGCCAGTTCTCTCTACAGTTTCTGGTGGTGTATACTTTGGTTATGATACTCTTAACAGGTTTTACGGTGTAGAGGGTGGCGTAGACGAAGCACTAGGAAAAGCTGGAACCAACGCAAAGCAGATTTCAGAACTACAAAAAAGCTTGACTCAGTTAAGTAACGACACAGCAAGAGAACGAACAGCGAATAAAACATTTGCGTCAAACCAGCTAACGACAGCAAGCCAAGCAATAACAAAAGAATTACAAGAAGCCGAAACAAAACTAAATGATGATATAGTTGCAAAAATGCAACAGTTAACTCAAAGGATAAACGAACTAGAAGCTACAGCAACAAGTAGAATACAAACAGTAGAACAAGCAGTAGTAGACAATGATGTACGTGGACTGAATACTAGACTTGCACAGCTAACTACTAACATGCAACAGATACTAGAACAACAAAAAGTTTTACTTGATCTAAGATCACAGGTTGACAAAGCTACTACAATAACGGATACTATAGGAGACAAGTTAGATGTTATTCAAACAGAGATTGACGACATTTGGAAAGCGTATGATAACTTGGTTGAAAACCCTCTATAAAAAAGTTTGGGGCAAGTAATGGCTAAACCAGCAAAAGGCAAGATGTTTGCCAAGACAACGACTAACCCTAAGACAGGGCGTAAGGTAAAGGTAAGCTACGGTCAGGCAGGTAAAGCTAAAGACGGTGGTAAACGTATACGTCCAGGTACAGGTAAAGGTGATTCGTATTGTGCAAGAAGTGCAGGACAGATGAAGAAGCACCCCAAGGCAGCAGCTAATCCAAACAGCCCACTACGCTTGTCTCGTAAGAAGTGGAAGTGTGCTGGTACTAAATCAAGGAAAGCATAATGGCAGAACCTAAGAACAAATCACTATACTCTAGTGTAAAGTCTGAAGCTAAGAAAAAGTTTAAGTGGCCTAGTGCGTATGGTTCAGCATGGCTAGTCAAGACCTACAAAAAACGTGGGGGTACTTACAGTAAGGGAGGTTCAGTTGCATCGAAAGTCAAGACACGTACTAGAAAGTCGTAGAGGTTTTGCTGAAGGTGGACTTACTAAGTGGTTCAAGGAAGACTGGCGTGACGTAAAAACAGGCAAGGAGTGTGGTCGCAAGAGTGTCAAAGACAGCAGCAGACCCTACCCAGCTTGTAGACCAGCAAAGGTAGCAGGTAGAATTAGTAAAGCAGAAGCAGCAAAGAAGACAGGACCAAAGAAAGTTAAGTGGTCTGTAACAGCATCAGGTAAGAAAAGGAAATCTTAATGGCTAAAGGTGTTCCACATTATTTTAAAGACGGCACTGAGCATAAGGGTGGTATGCACAAGATGCCTAACGGACAACTCCATTCAGGTAAAACACACGGTAAAAATAGTAAACAATTAGTACACTTTAAAGATTTAAGTGCAACAGCTAAAAAGAAAGCAAAAGGGAAGAAGAAATGACTGTGTACTTTCTAGTAGATGATAACAATCTAGTAGCTAATATGGCAGAATACGCTGATGGAATAGATGTACCTACTGAGGTATCATCTAGTTGGATTACTACAGAATTAACATCTAGTGAAATAGGTGGTAAAGTATATGATAGTTCTGATAAAACTTTCTCTGATGCAACTGGAGATTTAATAGGGGTAGAACCCACAAATCAATTATAAACAAAGGGAAGAAGACATGAAGAAGATGAACGAAGGAATGAAAGCACTAAAGAAAGAAGCACCAGCCGTAGCTAAAAAGATGGGCTACATGTATGGCGGCATGGCTAAGAAAAAGATGGGCATGATGGGTGGCGGTATGGCTAAGAAGATGGGCTATACTAAAGGAGGCATGGCAATGTGCGGTGCATCTAATCCTGCTTCACGTCCAATGAAAAAGGGTAAGTAGCATAACGGATATGCAATAATAGGTACTACTACTTGACCTATATTTGAGTATAACTATCTCCGCACACAAACACAGGAGATAGTGCTATGAAAAACTTACTAAGAAGAATGTGGGATGCCCACGTAGTTAGACAACAAAAACGTGCAGACTTTAGAATACTACACATGTTGGATGACAAACAACTAAACGATCTAGGTATTGGTAGATCACAAATAAGGAATGCAATATATGGCGAGGAATCTAACAGATAAACAACAAAGATTCTTAGATGTATTATTTGATGAAGCTAATGGTGATGTTGTCGCTGCTAAGAAGTTGGCAGGTTATGGTGATAACAGCAACACTGCAACGATTGTTGAATCTTTAAAAGATGAGATTGGTGAGAAGACTCGTACATATTTTGCACGTACTGCACCTAAAGCTGCTATGGCTATGGTTGGTGCGTTGTATGATCCGACAGAGCTAGGCATTAAAGAGAAGATGGTAGCAGCAAAAGACTTGCTTGACAGAGCAGGACTTGGTAAGGTAGACAAAGTAGATGTTACTAGCGGTGGTGGCATCTTCTACCTACCACCCAAAGAAGGTCAGAACGAATAGTACCACAACGAGAGTTAGGCTTTTGGCAATTACCCAAACCGCCTAAGACACACAATAAACAATGGCACAAGATTGTCAGGTTAACTAAGAAGATACCATTTGGTTATGAACTAGATCCTGACAATGATAAACTACTTGTACCTATAGAACATGAGCTAGAAGCGTTAGAGCTTGCAAAACAACATCTCAGGCAGTATAGTTACAGAGCAGTAGCACAGTGGCTGAGTAAAGAAGCAGACCGATACATATCACACATGGGTCTAAAGAAGAGAATAGAAGTTGAGCAAAGACGTAGAAAAGCATCTATCACTAAACGTAAGCTTGCCAGGTGGCTCCAAGAAACGCTTGCGGAAATCGAAAAACTTGAAACACAAGGAGTCGGTGCATACTCAGAAGCCAGCGGAGATAGAAGCCCCCCAGAACGAACCTATTCCAGCGCAGGTAGTAGCAACTGACTATGACGTTGAAGAAGCACAAGAAGTCGTATTCAAACCCAACCCAGGGCCACAGACATCCTTCTTGAGTTCTTCTGAAAGAGAAGTACTATATGGAGGGGCAGCAGGTGGTGGTAAATCATATGCTATGTTGGCAGATCCATTACACGGCCTGAACGATCCTAACTTCTCTGGACTCCTTGTACGACACACAACTGAGGAACTAAG